TTGGTAACGTTGTTCATTACGAATACCTTCAAGAGCATCTTGATAATCTGACATCTTATTTTGATTAATATCTACACCAGCTCCATATCCAGCAGCTCTAATCTCTGCCACAGTAAGCTGTGTTTGTCTATCAAGATCAGCTTGTCCAGCTCTAAATTCAAGATCCATTTGCTTCTGACGTTCTTGAGACTCCATCATTTGCTTCTGTAACTCTTGTTGCTGCTGCATTTCAGACTCTTTAGCTGATTGGCTCTTCTTTTCTGCATCTTTAAGTACACCAGTAAGTTCAGCAATTGACTCAGACTTAATAACATTTCCTAAATCATAGATAGAAGCTCCAGTAGTATTGTTATTAAGAGCAAGTTGTTTGAGTTGCTCCATAACTGCACGAGAGTTAGTCTTTGTTGTACAGAAAATATTTAAGTCTCTCATGAGTAATTCAGTACCATTTGTTTCAAAGTTAACCTTCTCATCTTTACCAGTGATATACTGAAGACGTACACTAGGTTTCTTAGAATGGTAATACTGAGCCAAATCAGTTCTCATTTGGTGAACTCTTGGCATCAAGTTATCTGAGTGTTGAATAAAGTACTGCTCTGTCTGTGCATAAGAAGCATTAACTGCTTGCTCAATACCGGTAGCTGTTTGTTGCTGAGCAATCTGTTGACCCATACGTTGAGGGTTCAAACCAATCACTTCAAACGCTTGGTTCTTAAAATAGCTAGCTAAATTTACACGAGAAAGCAAACGATTAGTTTGTTCTAGATTTAACACTTGATAGTGTTGGAAGTTAAGAGCATTCTCAGTGTTAGTAATGCTTGTATCAAGCGGTAACATCTGGAAGTTCTTCATAGCCACATAGGCTTTGGCCAGATTATTTTTACCCCAGTCTTCTCCCATAGAGTGACGTGGTAAAGAGTTCTGGTCCAGCATGATAACCGTGCCTAGCTCATCTACAAGGATGTCAGCTATTTGGTTATTCACGATATTGTAACCTATCTGGTATGGTTTCATTAGATCTACCAATGAAATACTGCGGGTGTTTCTATCACCAAATACAGCACCTTCCACTGGTAACTTGCAACCGTATAGTGTAGCGTCTCCTTTAAACTGGAATGGAACACGACCTGGTTTACCACCGTTAAGACCAAGATAAATAGGATTGATACCTCCAGGATTATTCATACCCCAGAAAGCAGGTCTATTTGGCCCAATCTTAATACCTCCCCAAGTTTCGTTAATCCAGATCCAGTCAATATGTTCACCAAAGATTAAGTTATCCTTGGACTTTTGCTTATAAATTGAAGTGTTGTACAAAGGCTTATCAGTCACTTTGTAGTTTTCACCAATAATATCTTGAATAATTTCTCCTTCTTCTGTAATCTTAGTCAAGTGACCAATCTTACGTTGAGACTTCCAATAAATTGTAGATACACGTAGTAAATGTGACTTACCAAAGTCTACAGTGTCTTCTGAATCAGCAAGAATCCATTCTACAATATCTCCTGTACCAAATTGAGTGTCATACAAAGAAGCATATTGTCTATACCCCAATGAAGGCATTTGTGTATTCCATTCATGAGATTTAGTAGGATCATAGTATGTACCATCATTTTGATATCCTTGTACAGCATAACCTGCAGATCTTACCGGATAAATGGCTTCTAAGGACTCCATTTGTTCTTCGGTCATCATCCATCCAAACTTGTCAATAACGTCTGATACAGACATCATATCCATCTTTCCTACCCAGTTTCCTTGAGAGATGTAACGTACATCTGGAGACTTGTGATAAAATGTAAGTAATGGATTCCAAAGTTCTACATCATAGTCGTCCTCATTCATCTTAAAATGCCAGAACTCTCTATCTGTAATAAGCATGTCTCTAAATGCACGCTCTTCAAGCTCTTGCATTTTAAAGCGTTCTTCATCTACTGACATCTGATGTGTAGCCCACTCTTCAATCATAGATCTATAATCCTTACGAAAAAATCCTTCAATCTCTGGAAGTTGTTGTAGATTTTCTGGAGCTAAAGCTTTCTGCATTTCTTCAGATTCAAGCTCTACACCCATATTCATCATCTCAATCATCATCTTCCTTTCAGCGTCTTGTAGTAAAACCCTCTCTACCATAGCACGCTTTTCTTCCATCATCTCGTTATATGAGATATCATCTACCGCTTTAAACATAATGCGTGAGCTTCTTTTAGAAAACTCATTACATAACACGTTGATTACGTTAGGGATAATAGGATAGAATTTAAGTTCTAATGCAGACTCATCTTCTTTAGTAAGTGTGTCAATAAGATCTGCCATCTCATTGTCCTCTTCTACAATATAGTCAGCCTTGTCAATAATACCTTTAGCAAGCTTGTAGTTCTTCATAAGTCTACGAGCATTGCGTCTAAGCTGTTTCATACCTTGGAACTCTAACCAATCTAGGTTCCATGCTCTCCATTCCTCATCCTTCTCTTTTTCAGCTATAAACTGGATAGGCTGGGTAAGTGTACCCATTTTGTTATAATCCGCCTTTTTCCCAGATTTAAGATCTAGAGCATTGTATATCTGCATGATATTTAATTATTTAGGTCTGCTGATTCGTCAGCTATATTAGTAATTGTGCTGCCTGACATAGAAATAAAAGATGGAGGTACAACGTAGGTGGTGCTAGTGTTAGTACCAGTACTCCAAGTTCCAAGTGGAGGATAGTTTCCAACTGTTAAGGTGCCATATCCACTAGTTCCAATAGATGCAGGCTGTTCTTCTTTCTCTTCTTCCTTTAAAAGAAGCAGGGCTTCTTCAAATGTTAGAGAGCTTTCTTTAACCAATCTAGATAAGATCTTTACTTTTTCTGTGTGGAGCTCTTTGTTTTCCATATTATTTCATATTTTTAAAGGGATTACGAGGGGCTCTTGACATACCTCCACCACCTTTAGAACCACCAATATGTCTAAAGGGGCTCCAATTTAATTTACTAAATTTCTGGGAGTTATCCAAGTTTTCTTTTGTAACTTCTACACGTTTAGACAATCCTCTGTTACTCTGTTGTACCTTTGCAAACGCTATAAGGGCACAAAATGCTACCAATCGGTCAACGTTTAGTCCATCTCTGTAAGCTTGCATCTCTTTAAGTAACATAATATCTGGGATACGTTCTACACCATAAACAGTTTTTACGATATCACCATTTTCTTTTGTCTCGTGATCTAGTTCTTCTTTTAAAAATTCAATACCGTAAGATAGTACATTTCCTTTGAATAATGTGCCTACGTTTTTCCACCCATATTCCTGAAACACGTTTCTGTTAGCACCAATATCTTTTAAAAATAAAATCATGTCTTTTGGTACTAAGTAACGTTGCTTCTTCTTGGATATCATGTATTGAATAAATAAAGCTACGTTATTTTCCACAATAGTCCAGGCATTATACCATTCTATTAAAAGCTCAAGACGTTCATGTGTTTTATTCAGATCATCAAAACGTCCACACCATGATGCTACAATCATGTCACGTTCAATCTCATTTTTTACTTTTCCATTGCCCTCATCCTTAATTACTTCCACTGGATTCTTATATACGTATATAGAACACAGTGATTCAGATGTAGTAGTCTTTCCTTCTCCAACAGGGTCCACAGAAGCATAATACATCCCAAATGTAGGATCTTTGTGTGGTCTTTCGTAAATACAGATTACACCTTCCTTGTCTTCTGTCTTTTTAGATATAGGAAAATCCATGATAGGTGTTTTTCTAGACGGCTTGTCTACAATCTTTCCTTCAGCATTTCTAGAAAGTTCAAGATATTCTACAGAATATTCTTTATCCTGAATACGTTGCATTTGTTTAGCTACCAAGTGTGGAGGGAATACACTCACCTTACGTGTAGCAAAAGCTTCTTCAATACATCTTGGTTGCTGTGAAACTGTCAACTGATAAGCTGCCGGATCTAAATCCTTTTTCATCTTATCAAATTCTTTTTCTAAAGCTTCTAATGCCTCTTCCACTTTAGAGTTGCCGTATTGGTCAATATAAGGCGGCATAGACCACTGTTCTGGGATAAATAGACCTGTGATACCAATTGTTCCATCTTTGTCTACAAGGCTAGATTCTACCCCATAGAAGCCATTCTCTTCTGGATGTAGGATATACTCTTTCATTGGTTCACACTGATCTAAATCACCGACAGATCCTGCTGCAATAAATTGACCAGTAATCATGTGACCAGACTTTAATGCTGGCTTCATGAAACCGTATGTATCATCCATCTTGGGGGCAATACCAGCTTCCTCATGAAAAAAGTAAGTTACAGGACCACCGACACCATGTGTGGGATCTTTTTCAAAAGAATATAGGTTGATCGTAGATTTCAAACCTTTATAAGTATCACGACCACCAATTCTCACTTTAATCTGTTGCTGCCATGCCCCCACCTTATCTGGCTCTGCTGGTCTATACCAAGCAGTGTGCTCATTTAAAAAGTTCTTATATTCATTAAGAAACTTCCATGATCCTTTCTCGTTAATGTAATCCTTTAAAGAAGCACCAATCTTTAATACAGCTCCTTCTTCAAACCAATATTGGTTAATTAGTTTAGCCATATGAAAATAAGACGATGCTATCTGACGTTTCTTTAGAATGATTGCATGTTTATAATGCATCTCAGCTAAATGCTCATATAGAGCCATGTGATATTGTGCATCCCTCACCTTAGCAAAGTCAAACCTCTTTTCTTCTTTATCATAAATAGGTAAGAAGTTTAACCACATATAGTAGTCTCTACTTACAAACCACTTTTCATCACCATCTTTTACAATAATACCGTTACGACATTTTCTTTTTTGATCGTCCCAGTATGCAATAAAATCTTTGGTCTTTATTGGAGCTGCACAATAAAATCCTTGTTTCTGAAACTTACGTCCTTCTTCATTAAAAATTTTACTAGTCTCATTAAAGTTGTATTTACCTGGCTCTTTAAAAATAGACAATAAGAAGTCTCTAAACTCTTCCCTTGTATAGAAGGTGGTTACATCCCATGTACCATTTTCGTATGTAGGTATTTCTTTATACATTACTTGTTTTCACTGTCAGTTAGTTTATAAACAGCATTAATATCACCCTTTCCTCTATGTAGTAGATACAAGAGTGTATTGATATCTTTACTACGTAGTATTCCTTTTATATCATAATTACTCCAATAAGCACTGTATAAGTTTCTTGGAATAGCGTTCCATAATCCTGTATAAGGATTAAAATGAAATGTCCAATCATGCATAAATTCATCTTTTACATCTGATATAGGTGCAAACTCTTTGATGTTTTCATAATCTGTGTAAACTTCCTGTTTCATAATTTTATAATTTAATATTTTAGGAAAGCAGAAGATGGGTGCGTGGACATCTGCTTTTACAACTGGCATTTCTAACCGATTTATGCATAATAAGATGCTTATTCCAGTTAACCTTTTGCTGTAGAGGATGGACTCGAACCACCATGTGGACTTTATCAGTTGCTCCACACCCACGAGACAGGTGGGCACGTTTGCCAATTTCGTCACTCTACAATAAGCCTATTTATTATACTCATAGTTTAGTATCTGTCCTACTAAATCACTACGATGATTTTCTTTTAACTTGATCCATTTAATACCTTCTATTTTTTTAGATAGTTCAATAGCATAAGTTAATCCTGTTGTACCATCTTTAGTATCTTGTTGTTCATTATCACCATTAACAATAATCTTACCTGTCTTTCCTAGTCTAGTTAAAATAGCAAGCATTTCAGCCTTACTTAAGTTTTGTGCTTCTTCTACAACAAGAATATCATCAATAGTTTTACCACGGATAAATTGTACTGGATAAGCTACAATCTTCTCATCTTTTACCATTGTTTGAATCTTCACTTTATCAGCACACTTAATTAAGTTTTCTTGGAATGCTTCTAAATAAGGATTAAACTTGTCTTCTAAACTACCCGGTAAGTATCCTAATGAATTACCCACTTCTATAGTGGCACGTGTAATATAGATGTGATCACATTGTTTCTTATTTAAGAAATCTAGTGCACTTAATGCACATACTAATGACTTACCAGATCCAGCTCTACCTGTTACTATCACAATCTGATTTTCTATAATCAAACGTCTAGCTTCTTTCTGTTCATCATTAAGGGTTACATGGTATTTAATTTCTTGTTTACGTTCTCTGTTTGGTTCTTTCATATTTTTACTATTGGTCATATGCTAAATTTTGGCCTCCTCTAACTTGTGATTGTTGTTCCTCCATTAAGTCTCTATACACCCCTTTAAAACTTTGTCTAACAGAGTCAAATCTTTCTGCAATTCTAAGAATAGCTGTAGCAGATCCGTCTCTACCAGAGGTTACCTTTTCTGTAGCCATAAAGCCGGCCATGTTATCTAAAGCAATCTTTATACCCTGATATGCTCTATATGTAGGAGTCTCATACATCTTCTTACACATACGTAGTCCATTCACTATAAGATCATCTTCTGTAGAGAAATCTCCATCCACTTCAGTGAGGATTATTTCTTCTTTGTCTGTTTCAGGTACATCAAAGAAAGGGTTCATATCTGGATTAGGACAAGTCATGTAGAATAAATATGTGTACACCTTTACAGATTCATCACCATATTCATCCATAATGTCTTTTAAAAACTTTAATGTGTAACAGTGTTCACTAGGAATCACTTTACCATTAGATATATCAAATAGTCTTATCATTTTAATTTGTTTTTGTATAGTTCAAAATCATCATCAAAGCTTTCATAGCACACTAGTATTTCTTCATTTGGATAAATATCTCTTGAAGCTACCATTTTATCTTCATCTAAACCAATAGAGTTTGGATTATCACTATGATTCTGAAAGTTTGAATAGTCACAAGAAGAATATAAGTAATCACCCTCTTTCCAGAAGTATGTATCTACAAAGTTCTTTTGTACATCAGTTAGTGTTTCATATTTTTCCTGATGCACTTTTATATCAAAGCCTTCAACAAACTGCCATATCACTGTATCCTTTGGAATAAAGTGTTTAGCAAATAAACCTAAGCCTTTTCCTGGGGATTCTGATAAGTATGTTTCTACTAATAACATTAGTCTTCTTTATTTATATCGTAATAATAAGAATCACTATCTTCACTCACCCATCTATCAGAAATAGTTTCTACAGAAGGAAGCACTTCATCCACCTTTATTTGTTTTAAATCAAATGGAAAAGGTTTTGTAATCCAATTAGAATCTTTCCAGAATATTCTATTGTTTGGTTGACATAAAAGATAACCATCATCTGATACTAAAATATGGCCGCATTTGTAATCACTAGGTTCATCAGAATAAGCATTACTATACCAATCTACAGTGAAAATATAACTAGCCCAAACTTTAGTTCCGTCCTTTAAAACTACTTGACATCTTCTTTCACATAGATAGTCATAACTAACTACTGATACGTTCTCACTAAAACAATCCCATAATTGTTTAAAATGAAATGGAATATCATTAGTTGGTTCTTTTAGAAATATCTCACTAAGTGGCACTCTACTTCTCATCATACCATAATCGGTCATAATGTGAAACGTAAGAATCTTTCCAGCTATTGATTGAATACCAAATATGTAAGCATTGTGATACTTATCATGATCTTCTGGATTGTGTGTAAAATGAGACACTCTCACTAAACACTTCATAACATCTATATTGTGATTTAATACCATTAGTGCTTAGCTTTTAAATTATCTTTATTATCTTCTAACCAATGTAACAAACTAATCACTTCTGATTTTAGATACGGAAGATCATATTGAACAATATCCTTAACTATAGGATCACCATTTGTATCAAGAGCGGTGATGGGATTACCAAACTTATCTTTACCCACTTCTTCAAACTGAATGTGATGAATTGTAAGAACACCAGGCTTAAGTCTTGGATTGTGCTTGAGAATAATGTACATATACAAGCTAAGCTGTAAAGCATAGTGATTTACATTACAATCATCTAAATGAGCTACAGGAGAGTTCATCTTTGTTGTTATTCCCTCCCAGTTGGTGTAACCCTCTATCTTAATTTCTTTGTTAGTCTTGTAGTCTGTAATGTGTACTACACCATTAATCACTTCTACTAAGTCTGACTGACCACAAAGTCCTGCAGATTTTAAGTAAACCATGTGCTCAGGATATACACCATCTGTGAGCTTCTGGTTTGGAGAAAATTTAGTACCGTCAATCTCAATCGGTTTAAAAATAGGCACAGTGCTACCATGCCTTTCTATTGTTTCTAGTGAACATATATCTGACTCTCTACAATTATGATACCATGTACCTAATGTTGTTGCACGTAATGCTTCATTAGACCATGCTTGTTTAATTTCTTCAGGCGTCATGCCGTACCATTTTGATTTCTTAGACTTAGATGATTTCTCAGCTATTTTATCTGCATCAAATGGTTGTTTAAAGTTACTAATAAAGGATGTAACTGATATCCATTTTGTATTATCTTCTTGACTAATACTTGTGTAACTGTGGTCTTGTGGGGTGAATCTCAAAATGCTCATATGTTTAGTGTTTATATTCCTAACTTCTGATTAACCATATCTTCTTCTTCCTGTGTCAACACTGCTTTCCATTTACCTAGAGGACAATCTGAAGAAAGACTTCTGGTTTTAAATCCCAGTGAACATCCACAACCTCCTTTATCTTGATTACAGCAAGGCTGTGTTCCTGGTGCTAAGCAACCTGTACCAACAAAGTCGTACAGTGTACATCCTTGACAGATGTTCATTCTTTCTTGGGCAATCTCCTCTACATCCTCTTTCTTAAAGATGGAATTAGCTACTCCCTCCAGAATCTGGCCCTTGTTCTTCCATATCTTTATTATGTTCTCTCTTAGACTCATTGCTTTTGGTTTTATGAAGTTTTATAAAATCTTTTCTTTGTTTCTCTTCATCCATAAGCACCTTAATAGCTTTTAGGTCAAAGAGTGTTTCATCTGTTCTAAATCTAGTGACAATTTCTTGTAAGCCTTTTTGTCTAAAGTTTTCTTTAAACTTTTCTAGCTTATCTATTTTATCATCTAGTTTCCAATGCTTGATTGTAAAGTCTCCAAGATTAGTGATGTGTATTCTACTATGCTTAAGACTAGACAAACTCTTTCTTATTTCTTGCCAATAGAATGATGTTACATCAGATACCATTTGCTCTGATATATCAAGCTCTTTGGCTACAACAGGAATAATCTCTTTAGACTTCTTAGGCTTCAACGCTTAAAAATTTATAATCTAATAGTATATTCCCATGTGAGTGTAGTTTAAGATCAGGATTGATAAAGATCTTTTTCTTATTCTTTCCTTCTTTCTTAATAAGTCCTTTCTTTTCTGCTTTTGTCAAACAGTTACGTACAGACTGTGTACTAGAGAATATCTTCTTGTCATATGCTTTATTACAAAAATGTGTAAGTTCTTGCTCTCCTTCTATAGCAAGTAGTGTCAGGCAGTTTAGATCTGCTTCACTCACCTGTATATCAAAGAGGTAACAATGTGTGAGTATTTGATATTTGACAATTTGCCAAGTGGTCATTCTCACTCTTTTATCCACCTGATTAACTAGTGCCATTATAATGTGATTTTAAAACTCATGTAATTTTCTTTTGTCTTGTTCCAATCCTTATGTAAAAGAACCGGCTCTGCTCCTAGATTCTGAAATATATGCCAGCTAGCTCCTTGACGAGCTTCTCCTGTAATATACTCGTGATCCATTTCTTTAGCCCAATCCATAAGGGAAGAGATCATTTCATATCCTAATCCCTTCCCTCTATGGCTTGGTAACACCGTAAAGCTATCTATATGTAGTACATTGGCACTTTGCCATGATGTAATAATCTCTCCAAATAACACTGACTTCTCATAGAACCACATGCCTTGACATGTCTCATGTTCTGTCAGCATATACAATTTGTATCTATTATCCCATCTAAGCTCTTTCGGATGTTCACGTTCAAAAGGAAACGTCACTGAATAATCCTTTAGCTTATAGACTACATTCATAGAATAACTATTTGTCTTTCTTTAAAGATCTTTGCTTTTCTACAGGTGGGGCACTAGGAATAATCACTTCATCCCCTACACTTAATCCCTCTTCAGCAAGCTCTGGATTGTTATCCATATCTTCCTGGGTGATTGTGTGAGGAGTGCCTTCTGGTTTTGCCCCGCCTTGTTGTGTAATTTGAGCAATAAATGATAGAGCCTTTAACTCTTCTGCTCTAGCAACAGCTAATCTTGTGTTAAGATCTTGAAGCTCTAGCTGTGCAGCCTTCACCTCAACTTGCTCCTTAATAAAAGCAATTAGCTCATCTTTTGTAGGAACCTTCGGCTCCTCTTGTAATACTTTTTCTTCTGACATGTTGGTTTTATTTATATGGTTAAAAATCTAAATCTCCACTATTGTTATCCTCTTCTGTAGGACTAACCTCAGAATGGTGCTCAACAAACATTTTCTGAAATGTCTTATACGGAGTGTCTATAATATATGTATCCCCGTGCTCTGTAAAAATCGTGGTGCAATTATAAACTAAAGAATCCTCCTCTAGCGATGTGAGCTTACAAGCCACCACTACGTCCATGTGAAATGCAAAAGACATCCATTGCCCTTTGTCCTCTAGACCCATAAGTTCTGCCTTTTCTATATCTAGTACATGGCAGTGTATGTTGCATACGTGTATCATTTTTGTTTGGTTTATATTACAATATACTTAATAAGTTTAAACTTAACAAATTTAAATATAATTATCCAAGTTTCTATTTTTTATTTTTACACATTTGTTAATAAGCCCCCCCTTCTATACACCTATATATAGACCCCCCTATTGGTGACCACTATGTTAGAGGTTGTAAGTACCACCCCGGTAAACAACCCCACCCCTTCCCGAAGCTGCCGCATACCCCCTTATATCCAGCAGTTAAATTTATTTTCAAATCTTAAAACTCTAATCACATGAGCAAGATTACATTTCTTTCTATTGCAGGCTTCAAGAAAGCCACAGGTCTATCTAAATTAGACATCGTTCTAAACTCTAAATCTAACAAGATTAGCGTTCTCGGGGACGACACCTCATTTTACCGCTGCCAGCAGGACATCGACCCAAAGGGTAACATGGCGTTCTTAATCCCAGACGGTATCTTGGACGATGCATGCTTGGTTAATACCAGCACAGAAGGCAGTCCACTTACTACACAGTTCAGTCTGTAATAGTAATGATAACAGGTTGGCAGTTTGTCAGCCTGTTATCTTGTCAACATGTGGCGTCTTGGACGGACACTAGACATTGTAAACCATTTATCCATCCATTTAAACTTATGACTCTTATGAAAAGATCTAAGACTCTTATGTTTCATACCTGGGAAGTATTCCGCAACTGGTATGCATACATGAAACTACGCTTTGTTAACTTAAAGCTTAGACTAGCTAGACTAGCACCTGGATACAACTCCAAAGTTATTGTTGTCATCACATACTAACTGCCTGAAACTCAACAGTTTGTGTGTGAATATGTGAGTGGTAGGAAACTATCACTCACTTCTTTCATCTTTTGTAAACCCCTTCTTAACCCACACCTTGGTGCGGATAAGATAGCTATAATTCTAACTCATTCATAAAACCTTATACAAATGAAATCATTCATCCTTGTTAGCATCTACATAACTGCATTTGTTATGTTCTTCTTACTACTATCATTAGTAGGTATGTTCTTTAATCCATACACCGTAGTGATCCACTCACAGGGTTGGTTCATGGTGTACACCTTATTCATAGGTTGGTGGCTAGCTAGCTTCCCGGCTCGTGAGTATTACGTATACCATCAGCGTTATTTTGACAAAGTGTTTTAGACAGCTCATATTTGACCCCTTAACATAGATACTATATAGTTATATATACTACTATGTTAAGGAGAGGTCAGATTTGACCCCATTAAAAGTATAAATCAAATCAACATGAAGATATTTAAAAAGACTACTTACATAGTATCAACGTATAATACATACGAATGGATTAATACCAGAGATACTTACTCATTACTGTTTCTTAAATACCAGTATATGAGAAAGGGTTACCGTGTATGGGACTATCCTATTTGGTTAGCTAAGCTTGTGTACAAATACACCGGCAAGCCGATCCTTAAAGGTAGGTCTGCAACATTTGAGTTGTATGTACCTGGCACTGACCAGATTACATACCACACACCTTATCACGATATGTACTAACAAAGCAATGACCAAAAAGACTAGAATCCT